ACTCGTAAAAAATCACCCCAATGACTAGAAAGTGTCCATTTTATTTGTGAAGAGTTAGGTTTTTCTACGATCGAACAGCCACTTGTTATACCTTTAAAGTATAGATAAGGCTCCCCGATTATTACACTTTCGGAGTTAATGTGCGCTCTATATATATAAACTTCTCGGTTTATATAATTAGTATAAGTTCCTCCAGTTTTATCTGCTATAAGTATATTCAATTCTTCCGCAGCTAGAGATATAGTATAGTCTTTCTGCGTAGCAACTGCGGTTATTGCATTTATATCCTTAAAAGTAATATTCTTACCTTCGTTCTTAAAACTTTCAATACGAATATACTTTCCGGCATTAACATGGTTACTTAGGTCGTCTTGACTTCCTGTTTTGGTAAGTAATATTTTATCTCCTTCTTGAAAACCCAGTTCAGATAAGTTAATATTTGTTGCCATTTCTCCGTTACTTGCTGTAAAAGTAGCTGTAACATCGGCTACAGTACCTAAACTGGCACTATCTAACGTCATAGAAAGATTAGAAGCTCTTGCTTGTATATTTTCGTTAATGGTACCTAAATTAATAATCTTGTTTGCTCTGTAAGTTTGAGCACCGAGAGCCCCTCCGTTTAGGTCTCTAAGGGTATCATCAAACACAATATCGTAGGGCGCGTCTGTTATATAAGTGAAATCTGTATCTATACCTTTAATAAGAGCACCAACTTGATCAGGATTTTGAGGTTTTTCAAATTTAATTAAATGAACCAAGGTAAAGGGGTCATAGTTTATAAGTGAAGTTACTAAGTCTTGGTGAATTGCGCGTGTTGCCATTATCGTAGAGCCTCTTCTAGCTTCAGTGAAAAACTGTATAAATTATTTGTATTTAAGCTATACTCTACTAGATCACTAGCAAATATAACTCTGAATTTGGGGTCGTGAAAATTAATAACAGATTGGGAGGCTATTAAAGTTCTGGTAAGTGGTGGATTAAAATGTAATAATTGCTGAGTAACTCCAAGGTCAGTTCCAGTTGAAAGGTGAGTACCAGCAACTTCTACTCGAGTTATTTGATATACTTTTGTGTGTCGAAAATCCCCTCCGTCTGTTATGGTAAAAATATCCCCTGGCTTTGCCTTGCCATTCGTAACTGAGCTATAACCTGTTCGTGCTACTAGTATAGTTGTTTGACCTGCTATCCCGTTGCTTGCGCTACTCGCGGCGGTAAACTCATTTGAAGCTGCATAGGTTGCAAAAGTAGGGTCACGAGGTACTCTATATTGAGGCAATGAAACAAAAAAGGGTTGTAAACTTGCTTTTTGTTGCATAATAAAAGAACTTACGGGCTCAAACTCCTCGCGAGTCATAGGATTGTAAGAAATATCTATATTCCATTTATGCCCCGACAAAGACCTACTTATCAGCCTTCCAGAATTAGTACGAGTATTTAGAAGTGGCTGCTCAGAAGCTAGCTTCACAGAAGCATATCCAGGTCCGTCAACTCCAGTGTTGACAACGACACCGTTGGAGTTGAGGGAGCCTCCAGCCTCTACAAACGTATTATTGGGGTCTGGTAAAACATTCTGAAATATGTCAAAGTCTGCCATTAGTATGATTTATCCTGTACGCCTTCTAAGAACAGTTGTCCATGTTCGTTTGCGGCCTCTCGTAACATTGCGATTATATTACCTCTCTGATTTATTAGTAGTTCTTCTACACCTGTTGCATCTACTGCACTAATCGAGAAGTTTACGTTTGTTTGTCCTCCGACACCTTGTCCAGAAGGTATGATATCTCCTGCTACATCTGGCATAAAGAATTCGGGGCCTTGCTCTCCAACTACATAGCCTCCAGTAGCACGACCTTTGTACCCAGAGAATGCTGGGGTAGGTCTAAAGTTATCCATACCTGTACCGGTTCCTGAAGCTCCTCGCGCATATGCCAGCTCTCCTCCAGCATTGTTAGCATTCGCTAAGTCTACAGTATTACTTCGTGAGCCTACCTCTAATGTAGAGGGGGCGGTAGGTGTTGAGCCTCCTGCACTTCCTCCTCCTTGATACGACGTGCCGGCAATTATAGCGAGTTGTGCCGCACCCACTGCAGCCATAGCTGCACCCGTAGCTGCACCAAAAGGAAGACCGCCAGCATTTGCAATACTTTGTATAACTGCAGAAGCCGTTGATAGTATTGTTTGAGCCATTTGTGCTTTTTTGTTTGTTTCAAAAGCTTTCTTCTTTTCTTTCTCTTTCTTCTTATCTAAGGCAGAGAGCTTAGCTAAGCTTGCTGCGGATTTTCCGTCACGTTTTTGTTCTGCAGCAATTTCTTGGTCAATACTTGTAATTTTCTGTTGACTATTTGCTGCTAACATGCTGCTTATAGCCCCTATGGTTGCTGAAGAGGCTTCCAGGCCTGCAGCAAGTCTATCTCCTCCAGAAGCAGCGCTATCACCAATTACTTCAAATGCAGTGCTCCAGGCACCCGTAGCTGCAGCGGCTCCGCTTGTTACAGCATTAAGTAGTAAACCTTCAGGCCCCATCAAATCCATCATAGGCTGCATTGAGTTTACCACACCTGCTACTTTATCTCCTATAGTAGACAAGCTTTGGTCTGGGTCAAGAGCTCCTCCGGTTCCAAATAAGCCCGCTATACGCTCGCCTTGCGAGCCGCTATTGGAAGTGCTGGCATCTAGAGTTGCTCTGCTTTTAACAACTCCTTCAGTTTTTATATTGTCTTTAGCAACAATTCCTGCAGCTATTGCGGCTGCAGTCGCTCCATTTCGTGCTTGTTCCTGCAAGCCTGCTAGTTTTTCAAAAATCTTTAACTCTTCAGCACTTGCGCCTGTCCTTGCTGCTTTTGCTTTCTCCAAAGCCAGTTGTGCGCCTAGTAAATCCCACTGTAATTTGATAGTTTCTACTTTTGCTTTAGTTTCCTGTGTTATCATATCCAGGCGGGCTTGTTTATTTTCATTGAACGATTTCATTTCGTCCTGTGAAGAGGTATCGAACCTATTTGTTGCAGCTTTTCGCTTAAGAGCATTTTGTTGTAGTGCTATACTCGCAGCCAACATAGCCTTTCTAGAGTTGAACTCTTTATTTACTAATGTATTTATAAGCATTTGCTGTTTAACGTCAGCAACTTTCACAGAGGCAGCTATTTGTGCAGTTCCAAGCCTTTCTGCTTCAATAGCCTTAAGCTCTTGCTGTAGTTGCAATAGTTTTTCTTGATCTAGAACGCTTATACCGGATAGGTCTATAAGATTAATTTCTTCTTGCACAGCATTTTTTCTAGAGTCTACTATCTGATTATGCATATCTAGAGCTCTTTGCATAATTAGAGGGTTATCTTTTGATATTGCATTTAATTTTTTAAACTCTATCTGCTGCTGTTTAATCAGTGCCCTAGCAGTGATTAAAGTATCGCGGCTTTTTTCAAGTTGTTTAACGCTGAGCCCCAGTACCCCTGCGTCCCCAAGTAGAGATTTTGGTAAGCCCCCTGGGAGTATATCAGGTAGAACGGATCTCATTGCGTCTATAGTGTCTTGAAAACCTACGGCATTATTTTTGAAAGCCTGAATAGCTTGGCCTCCAGCAGCAGCTGCATTATTAAATTCTATTGATAATAACTTGAGATTTTCAATAATAGGGTCATATGGCGTACTTTTTCTTGCTCCAAGTTTATTAACCGAAGCTTGAAAATCTGCCATAGTAGTTTGAGCACCCAGGATAGACTCTATAATAGATTTACTATTTCCCATTAAGCCATCCAAAAAGTCTTGAAAAGCAGTCATAGTCTTAAAGCCACTCTGCCCGGTCTCTAGTAGTTTCAGCTCTTGTGTCAATAGTGCTATTTGAGGTGTTAGCTCTTTTTTAATCTTTGGTCCCATTGAATTCAGAGAGGCTAAACTATCTTCTAAAAATATTTGAGCAGCAGCTTTGTTTAGTTTCTCTGTTTCAGCTACTATAGCATCGACTGCCCCTTTCGTAGAATCAGCCCTAGCAGTCACGTCTTTAGCTAGTTGTGCAGGACTTGGCCCGCCGGGGAGGAATGAAACAGTAGGGCGGTTTCCAGAATCAGACTCTCTTTTTGCTCTTTTGGCTTGGTTTTCAGCTTCCTGCGCTAGTATTCTATCCTCTCTACTTGCTGCTCTTACTGCCGCTGTATACTTTTTCCATCCGTCTATTAGTTGGTCAATTATGCCTACTTTAGCCTTTAAAGTAGCTACAAAGGCGTCTGCTTTTGAGTCGGTCTTTCTTAAAGTATCCTCTAATTGGTCTGAAATGCCTACAAAACTTTTAAATGAATCTGTAATGCCGGTAAGTGTTTTTTCAATTTCACTATCTCCGAAAAGTTTCTTAAATACGGGTATTAGTAAAGAAGCTACAAATAGTACTTGACCGATTACAGGTATGGCATTTAGTAGTGCTGTACCAAACAAAACTACAGCACCTCTGGCGGCAGTAGCCCCTACTATGACTTTAGCCCACAGGCTTCCATTCACTCTTCCTACTGTTTTCATTTGAAGAGCTATGCCTGTAAGAGACACTCTAAACTTAGCTAAAACACCATTTGCTGCTTCCATACGGTTCAGAGCCGCAGATGTTATTGTAGAAGACCTACTTCGACCTGCAGCTACAGCACCTCTAGTTGTTACTACTGATTTTGTTTTTTCGGCTTCTTGAAGTTTTTGTACTGCTACAATTTGTTTTTGAATTATCTCAAGATTGGCTTTTCTAGCTTTTGCAACCTCCCCTTCTCCGGCCGCAACTTGTTTAACTCTTAGTGCTTCCGAAGCTTTTAAACTTTTTAATACTTTTGCCTGCTCTTTAATACTTAAAGTACCCGACTTAATTTTAGCGGTAAGATTCTGAATACCTCTAGGAATTATTTTCATCTCCTTACTAACATTTTCTGCCGCTATTTTATACGCCTTACTTACAACTTTAGATGCTTTTTTGGCAGTAGCTCCCGCTGTTGCGGCAGACTGAGAAAAAGATAAGCTCATTTGACCAATAGCAGGTACTATAGTTTTAAGTATTGTAGAGCCTAGCAGGGCGAGTACGCCTCCCAAAGCTGTCGGAGTGCTTGCTAAAAAAGATATTAAAGGAGTTAATACATTATTGATAAGATTCAAGCCAGTTTTGGATAAATCAGAAAATGCAGCAGCTAATTGATCATAAGGATTAGGGTCAATAGCATCTGCAACATCTCCAAATTTCTTTAAACCTTGTTCTGTAGTTGCATTGAGGAATGCTTGCCGTCTTTCAAATTGAGTAAGCTGGTCTCCTGTCTTGCCTAGTTTAACTGCATAAGCATCTACAGCATCATCAAGACGCACCATAATTCCTAATTCATCAAGAATTTCTGGCTCTAGTTTAGCGGTACCTTTTACTAACCTTGTAAGAGCATCTTCCATGTCTCTACCTAAGGCTTGAGAAGCACCTTTAGCTACTTTAGTTAGATCTTCTAGTTGTGTGGAGGAGAAACCAGAGCTGAAAGCTAGGGCTGTGGAAGACATAGCCGCTTCCATTGAAATGGCTGCGCCTGTAATATCACGAATATTATCAGCTACAAAAGTAAGGTTAGCACCCGCAGCATTACCTACCCTGATCAAACCTTCTTCTAACTGCTCAGTAGCTGCGGCTCTTCTAAGGGCACCAAAAGCAGCAGTAAGAGCAAATATATTAGCAGCAAGTGTAGCATAAGCAGCAACTAAGCCAGTACTGCCCTGAGACATTTTAGAGAAGCCTTTAGCGCTAGAAAGACCTGCCTGGCCTACACCTTTTGCTTTCTTAGAGTAGTTATCAGCAGCTCCAGAGGCTTTATTTAAGCCAGCAGCAGCTTTTTCAGCATGTTTACCTACAGCCTGCAGACTGCCGTCTTCCAGAACCTTAAACTTAACTGTAACTGTATCTGTTGCCACTATTACTTTCTCTTTAGCTTATCCCTTTCTCTCTTTAATTGTTCTTGAGATTGGTTAATAGCCCTTGATTCTAAATAAGTTAGAATCTCTAAAAATAGTTCTGTATCCTCTATTCCATGCATTTCTATATAAAAGGGTAGGGTTGTAAAGTCTTTTCCCATGTATCCGATATCAGGATAAACTCTGTCACCTAGCGCACTAAAAGTATTTAGTGCTAAAACGGCGAAGGCGGGAAAATCCTCTATATCAGGAGGTATTTCTTCTTCAACCGGTTCCTTTTCCATCTGTTCACACATCTTAAAATAACGCTCTCGCGTCATCTTAGAATCACTATTTTTGAAGAACCTTTCCAGGCGCTCCAACAGCTCCTCCTTTTGGCTTGCTACGAAAGTTATCTAGATCAAAGACTACCTCATTGAGCCAACCGTCGAATTCAGAAGAAGAACTTACTAAAACCTCGGCATTATCTAGTGAATATTCTAATTCTTTCGCAGGGTCTTGTCCATCAATGTCTATGAGAATCAAAGTCTCAAGATGTGCAAGTGTTAAACCTTTCCAATTTTTAACTACTGATTTTGTAAACTCTACTACAAACTTTTCTTCGTCTAAGTTTTCTACAGCTTGGCGCGTCTTGCGATCAAACTTTGTAGTAGTACACTTCTTACGAAGTCCTGTTAATTCTTTTCGAGATAAATTTGCTACCTCTACTTCAAATCCAGGTAATCCTGGAAAGTCAACCCAAACTGCTTTGGTATCGACCATTAGTGTTTTTAAATCCATTACTATTCCTTATTTTTTAATTAAGCGTGATTTTACTACCGAGATCGGTAGGGTTGTCGTTCATTTTCCAGTCGTATGACTGAGTATACACATCGGCTACAGAGCCTCTGTTTGTAAAACTACAGTTTATAAGATCAAAATTAAAACCTCTAAAGCTCGTAGAGGTTAAACCGTTTCCTGCTGTTATCTCTATTGGTACGCCTGTCTTCCAGGTCTGTACGTTAGTATTTGAAGTATCTGTAACATACTGTCCTATTGAACCCGAAAGAATTCGTTTTTCCAGAGTAAATTGAGAAGGATACATAGAATTGCCAGCATTAGTTACATCTAATGCTGCGTTGACAGTCTCATAAGGTATCCATTTTATGTCATTTTGTAACTCAATGGAACACTTATAAAGACAAGAGCTAAGGAGTACGCCGTCCACTTTAATACCAAGACTTTTTGTCATCTGGTATGTTCTAGTACCTCGGGTGGGTAAAGGAAATAATATTTCCCTACCTCTAGTTAGCCTTACTGCTTGTCCTGAGAGTGACAACTTAAGATTCTGTAATTTCTCAATTATGAATGTCCCATTAGTTATAACACACGTTTCAAGCTTATAAACATCGTTAGGTAGTTTTATATATAAATCAAAGGTATTTAAAGTATAAGTACCTGCTTTGTAGTCTACTAAAAGATCTAAGACAGTATTTAAACTATTTTCTGTAATCATCTGTACTGTCATATCAAAATTAGCAGGGTTAGCTTTTTTAATATTAGATGCTTCGTGCATCTTATGCGGCTCGTGCAGCGTTTTCTGCTGATATGTCTTATCTGTAAAAGTTTGCGTAAAGCTTAAGTCAGGGCCTACGTCTAGTAGTATTGGTTGATTTTTATAAGCACTTTCCTGATTATTATAAATTCGTAAACCTGAAAGAATAGCTCCTGACCATGCGTTAGTCCTGTCTATTCCTGATTGGTTGCCCGTTACTGATGTGGGAGTTTGATAGTGGCTGTAACCCCATCCTCCAGAACCGCTACCCGCCCAGTTATCTCCGGTTAAAGATGAACCGTCTAAAGTGACTCCTTGTACTTTAAGTTTATTGTCTATCCATAGACTTGCGGTGCCCGCATCGGGGTCTGCTTCCCATGCAATTGTGTGCGCTTTTCCATCAAATTCTTCTATTTCTGAAATTGGCTTATTTAAAACTACTAGATCATTTGTGGTTGCCTGATAGCTGCCACTCCCGTGCCCAGTACGGTATTGAAGACACTTAGCTCCTGAGATAGTAGTAATACCTATCCACATTCCTTGACTTGTGCCACCCTTGCTAAAAAGGGTTTCTTCAGTATTCGTAAACGAAGAGGGAAGAATCAGCTCTCCTGCAAATACTACTTTTTGTGAGCGTTGAGTGCTGCTCATAGGAGCAATATCGCTTAAAGTAACAAGAGGTGCTAGAGTTCCAGAAAGCGTGAGCCCTTGTTCTATATCAAAAGCTGTACAAAGGTATACTTGCGCCTCTTTGTTAAAATTAAAATTAGCCATTATTCTCCGGACAATAAAAAGGGCTCAAAAAGAGCCCTTTAGCTTTTTTCTATTCCATAGTATAGTACAAAAGACCTCCTATGTCAAGAACTTTTTTTACGCACCTACATACTTAACCGTAAGTTCGTCTGTGGTTGTAATATCTGTTCCTAGAGCGGAGAAATTAACTTCCAAAGAAATAATATCATCAATGGAGTGCGTAGGCACTTCTAAGTGACATCTTTCCATATTAAGTTCTATACGCGGAGTGCCTGAAGCGCCTCCAACCTTAAAATTAAGATCAAATTGATTGACGATTACATCAGTTCCTTCAATGATATTCTCAAACAAATCCATACTGCCTTTGTTTGGGGTATTGTTGCTGTCAAGATAGCAACTAAAACTTCCGCCAATAGTGCGCGTACCTGTAACAGCTTCTAAAGGCTGGTTAACTATTCCTATAGTTTCGGGAGTGACGAATGAAATATTATTACTAATAGTAACATTACCACCTGTTAAAGTTAAGCCATAGGTCACTGCGCCTGTTGAAGGAAATCCTGCTGCAGAAACTGCAGTTAGCTCAGTTAATCTGTTACGAATAAAGTTACTCGTTCCAGTGCTACCTTCAAACCTTGTAGCGTCGGGCGTGGTGGAAAGGTCCGGTGCTTCTTCACTAATAATTGAACCCATACCAGACCAGTTAATTGTAGTAATACCATCAATATCAAAGTCCAAAGATGCTTCATTCATAGCACAATTTGCAATCTTATAGACTGTAGTACCATTTATAAAGTATATATTCGCTTTTGCTAATTCAGTAAGATTTGAGGCAGTAAACTTAATATCCATATCAGTAGCGTCTGAAACAATAGCGTTGGTTGGTACCGTGGTCCACGCAGCGTTGGTGCTTGTATCAGGGTGGGTATATACAGCATTAGTAGCAAGCATAGCCCATAAACACTCTTCTACAGCGTGGTGAAAACCCACAGTATCGTCTGCTCGACCATCAGTTTCACCTGTTCCAAGTGTCTTAAAAGGTCTTGCATAAGTAGAAAAGCTCCATTCTGCTGGTGCATAAGAATCCGTAAACATCTTACGGCCTCGACGACTGACAGAAGAGCCTGCTGACATTTCGTTAAGCGTTACTTCGCTTGTGTTTGTACTTTGTGAAAATGAAAAACCGTCTAGAACGGGTATCTCCCAAACTGCGTCTGCATCCTCTGTTCCATTTGCTTGTAAGTATGCAACCCTAACTTTGGTATTGCGACTAAAAAATAAAGCCATAGTTATTCTCCTATGTTATCTTGAAAAGGCTAGGACGTGAACGTTTGCTCTTGCCTGCATTTTCTAGTATCGAACCTCTATTAGCATCTCTCCGACACCTAAAGGTTCAAGTACACCTTCATCAGTATCAATACTAACGATTGTGATTTGTTGTGTACTTTGAACCACATTTTTGCGGTCTATGTACGTTAAGTTTGAGTTCTCTTCTAAAAGAGTTTCTACATCCTCCATAAGCTCGTCTAAAGCTTTTACAGCATCGTCATCTTCCACGTAGCATCGTATTGTAATGGAGAGAAATCTATCTTTATAACCTCCACCTTGGTATTCTCGTGTCTCGGAGCCAGCGTTTAGGTGAACTGCGGGGAATTCTTCTACCTCATCCCAAAATTTTAATCGAGGCGACACATTCTGATTTAAGTTAGTTAAGTACTCTCCCTCTCCATTTATATCTTTTAATTTTTCTACAATAGCGGTTAATATACCTAGGCGTCTTGTAGTGTATGCCCTTTCTGCCATTATACTCTCCTAGTGTAGAATCTGCCTATAGCCATTTTGACTGCGATCTCGCGAATAGATTTATCAATTAGTTTGCGAGGGTCTCTTTGCCCATTAGACCAAGCACCGCTGCTTCCTTCTTCAAAAACTTGATAAGGGTCTCGTTGGTATGTGTATCCAATACTCGGAAGCCCTTTGGGTGTTTGCGTTATATCTGTCACCCTGGTTGATTCCGCAAACCTGCCTGTTCTATTAACAAGTGCAGGTTCTTGCATATTTCTTCTTACAGTATTTGGTAGTTCTTTGTTAATCATGCCTATCATCTCTAGCATACTACCTGCGGGGGATGCTTGTGTTTTTTGCTTAACATTTCTCTTTCTCAGCGTTAATTTTGCTAGATTAACTTGTTTTATTTTTCCACTTACATTTAATTGTACACGTGTTTTACTTTCTTTAATCTTTGTACTGGAGGCTTTGACAGTAGCATTTTTTACTTTCTTAAAAGGTTTTAAAGTTTTTTCTAATAATTTTTTCTTTTTTGCATCTTTTAAGCTATCTGAACCTTTAAGCTCGAAAAGAGGTTTTTTTAGCTTTTCTAAGGCTTTTCTTAACGCTTGCTGTAAGTCAGTTTTAATTTTTTTCTCTCCAGCAGACTCTTGTACATTTTTAAACTGACTGCCTACAAATACTCTTACCTCACCTGTTTTTGCGCTTTTTTCTATATTTAAAAAAGTTTTTAATCCAAGAGCCTCCGTGTTAGCTTTTAAATCCTCTAAACTTCCATCGTAACTTTGTATAGCATTATAAATTTTATCATCAATAAAACCTTGTACGTTACTTTTACCTCTAAAATGTTCTAAGTTAAAAATTTGTGACTGCTTAGTTTGATCTATTTTTCCTGTTTTATTACTAGAACTTACTTGACTTAAATACTCCCCTACTAAAATAGAAAAATCCTCATAAAAATCCTGCAAGGCGCCTTTATACATTCGCTGTCCTAATTTAAAGTTATCTCTTTTAGAGCCTTCTATTTGATCAATTTTTACTGTTATTGTAGTCCTTGGATTTTTAGTTAGAATCGTTATCCCTTTTCCTGAAGCAGCTAAAGCCTCAAAATTATTTTTTACTTTTTTAATTAAAGCTTTAGTTAAATTAGTGTACTTAGGGCCTAAATCCTTTATTAAAATATCGCCATTCGTGTTAACATTAGTCGCAGAACTTACTGCGGCCTTTATTGTTTTTGTTATAGTTGTCGTATTTACAGTTATTGTAGTTGTTAACTTATTTCCTGTTTGTGTACGCCACTGGTCTGATGCCTTGCCACGACTTAGCTCGGCATCTAGTTTTTGAAGAAAATTCATAAGACTTTGCTTACTCATCAGTAGTTTTTATATAAGTCTAAGACTCTTTTTATATGATCTGGGTATGCAACAGTGCTAGCGGCATTTTGTAAGCTAGCGCCTGCTATAGTTTGTCGTTGTTTATGTTCGTCTTTGAAGTAGTATTTAACCAAGTCAAATACTGCAAGCTTTAAATCTTCGGGGCAAGTTGCCCAACCTGCTTTATATACTACTTCTACCGCGCCTGGCCCTGTGGGAAAATTCTTATACCCAGTACCTGCGTTAGATCTAAAAATACTATCAGTTGTACTATCTAAGTAATAGTCTTTATCAGCAACTAAAGTAACATAGGCACTGCTTATACCTGTTCGTTCTTTTACTGTTACAATAGTGTTAACAGGACTTTCTGTTAATTGTACAGAACTTGAAGTAAAGTTAATACTAAAAGTTTCCGTTTTATTAGTACTATAGTAATCTACTATAGTGTTGTTACAATAAGTTTTTACTAATGAACTCACAGACGTAATTAAAGTAGATAAACGAGAGTCGTCCCCAGAACCATTGATTTTGGAGGCTAGCTTGTACTCATCTAAAGTTATTAAATTTGCCATAAGTTTATAAGTCCATTAGTAAAAACTTGGGGGCGAACCCCCAAGTTTAGTTACTCTTCTACGATTATGCAGTGTATTCGATACGTACTGAAGGCAGATTACCAACAGCACCGGCAAACAACTCAGTAAAACCGAGAGATTGTGAAGCAACAATAGCAGTACGCTGATTGGCTGTTTCATAATCCGTTTCAATAGAAACACCTTTCAGACGAGGAACAACATAGTTGTTAACATTAACTGCAACAGCAGCTGTTGTATTAGCGGCCCGGGCGAAAGCATCACTGACAACTACCGGAGAGCCGAAGACAGCGCCTACAGAACCCACAACCTTAGCAGCTAAATCACTACCAACTTCACTGATATCAGCAAAACCTGGATCATTGACCAAGTTGTAGTATTCTTCCGTGTTAACGATGTAAGCAACATCAGCAGGATTAATACCATACTTGCCCATCTCACCACGTGCAGACATAAGCATAGCAGCAGTCAAAGCAACAGTACCATTATTGTTAAGGTCAGCTACTCCAGCAGAGTCACCGGCCATTCCGCCTGTTCCATCAGTTCCGTTTACACCTAGAAGGCCAGGGATAGCGGCAGTACCAACAGTGAATGCGCTATCAATTGCACGAGCGTGAGCACGAGCCAAAGCAGACAAGATCATTGGAAGGATTGTAACTACTACTTGCTCATCAGTATCATTACCAATGAAAGTACCGGAGATCAAACGCTTAGCAAGAGCAGTAACTTCACGAAGCTCAAACTCATTACCAGCTACTTGGGTACGGTTCTCAAGGATACCATTACCAATTCCGCCTGTAGCGAAAGTAGCAACGTTAGTATCGTCCATCAAAGGAAGAACTGTAGCGCCAGAATTGACTTGCAATTCACGGAACAGGCCAGCAACTTTCTGTTCCAGACGTACTTCTTCTTCAAAAGTATTAGAAACAATAGTATCTAAAGTTCCTGCATTAGTGTCAAACTGAACACCAACTTTTTGCAGAAGGTCTTGACCGAACTTAGTTCCGTCCATTCCTTTCTTAGTAATTTTACCAAGAACAGAAGCCATGAGGAATTCCTTACCAAACTTAGTAAGATCTTGCTCACGTCCTGAGAAGGACTTCTTGCTGTTTTGCATAGCAGTGATTTCAGTAGACTTCTCTTCGAGGTCTGCTTTGTGCTCTGCTAAGATTTTAGCAATGTCAGCGTCTTTTGCGCTAATTTTTGCTTCCATGTCTGCCATGAGAGCTTCTACGCCTGACTCAATACCAGTCTTAACGCGAATGTTTTCTGCTTCAAGAACAGAAGCCTCTTTTTCAGCTTCGGCTTTCTCAGCTGCTTTTTGCTCGGCTTGCTTCATTGCGATTTTTGCAGCTGTATCTTCAGCTACCTTCTTTGCAAAAGCTTCCAAGTCGATGTTTTGGTTATCCATTTTGATCTCCTGATTTGTGGAGGGTTGCTCCACGCTTTTCGGTGTGTTATCCCTAGCTACATTTGAAGTATTGACTTCGTCCTTAGCCAGAGACTGACCGGCTAGATCTACACGATTAGTGAAAGTTTTTTTGAATTCTTCGTACTCAGCATCTGAGTCAAAAGATTTCGCGAGCGAAAAAGTAGCTTCCTGATTGCAGGGTACAGATACAACCGATACCTCAAACAACTCAGCGTCCTTAATCATTAGTCCGTCGGTTTCTTTAATGTAATCAGCATCCTTGACTCTGAAACCAACAGAAAAGGCTCCAAGAACACCGTCTTTAACAAGCTCAGCTACGTTGCCAGGGGCACTTTTACTGATTTTGCATTCCAACTCTAGGCCATTGGGACCAGACTTCATCCCCGTAGCGCGACCAATAGGTCTATTATAGTCATGATTAAATAGAATAATTGGGTTTTTTTCAAAATTTTTCAAGCCACCTTTCTGCCAAGCTTCTGCTGATATTGTATCACCTGCGCGATCAAAATCAGCGGTGCTCGCCATTCCACGAATCACAACAGACCCATCGTCGGCCTGCTCAGATTTAAACGTGGAAGTAAGATTAAAAATTTTATCCATCTTTCTTCTCCACTTTAACTTTAGCAGGTTTAATCGCTGCAGGCTTATTAGCAGGCATTGACCAAACAGGTGCTTTAGTTTCTACAGGTTTAACTGTAGGTTTTACTTCTGGTATATCTAAATGTTTAACAAGAGGTCCAAATTGTGGACTGGCCTTTAGAGAAGCTATCGCACCTCTATAACCTCCAAAAATATAGTTAAGAGTAGTTCCAAGAACCGGTTGGCTCTTTAACGCAATATAAGAATTTTCATCAAGAATTTTACCTTCTTTTATAAAAAACTCTGTTAATTGCTTTAGAGCTTTATTGATTTTTACTTTATTCGCCATCTTCGTTTTCCTCAACGGGTCTGCCGCCTACATTGGCGTCGACTGCGGATCCTGCTATATTTGCAGGAACTCTAATTTCTTCAGTACCTTCTATCTCTGGAAAACCTAGTCTTTCTCTAGCCTCCGCAGGAGTGATAATACCACCATTTACTAATGAAGTATAATATGCGGAAGAATCACTTAATTCAGGCTGTAAAGCCGGAATATCGGTAATATCCTCAACACACTCGAAACCATAAAATCGAGTCATTGCAAAATTGATTTTTCGAACAATAGGAAGCACCGTCTGCAAATAGTAGAGTCGTAAATTTGGGCGAATATTAGCATTATTGCCAGAGTCCAAAAGAATTGGAGGGACTCCGAGTGCCTTCAAAATTATCTTTTCATTGTCGGCTATGCTTTGTTGAAAATCCAAATCTTTAAAATTTACATTTGAGATACTATCTACTGATATGCCACCGTCTAAAATTAGGGGACGCCTTCCACCAGCATCTGGGCTATAGCGTTGCTGCCAGGATAAGATCATACGTTCTTTAATTTTATCAGAAAGGGTGTTTTCTGTCTTAAGTACAAGACCAGGAACTGCACCATTCTTAAAGAAGTTATCCTGAAACTTACGCATAGATGAAATAAGATTCATCGTGCGGGCTGCGGGGCTTAGTCGAGGAACGCCTCTATAAATAGAGTGGAAAGAGTTCTCTTTAATATGGATGATTTCCTCAGTAGTAAAATCAACATCATTTAAAGAGTAGTGAGATATATAAGTCTTATCGTCTGCATGTACAGTAACTTTTTCTGCAGGTAGATGGTACATATGAGCGCCATCAAAATAAACAAAGATATTACCATCAACAATGAAATCTGTAATTAAGTTTCGCCGAAAACTGTTAATATCTTGATACGGGTTTGGTTCGCGGTTAAGTAGTGTCTCTACCTTAACTCTTTTGATACCTTTGACAACACCTTTAGTATTACTCTCAGGCTTAACAATAGTAGGAATACCAGCACAGTCATCAACTATCATATTTACACCACGATTGACTATCTCTAGTTCTTCGTATGCACGCGTATAGCTAAGAGTGTGTTCTCTGGAAGATTCTTTCTGTCCAACATCAAATTGTTGGGCTGGATTCAACTTTTCGGTTCTACCTAATATGTTACTATACCAAGCCATGTTTTTCTCTTTGAAGCTGTACCCAGCGCATCTGCTTTTTAGCAGTACCTAACGAAGGATCTTTACCGTAAATTGAATGGAGCTTTAAGTGATGAGTATGACATATAGTAGTTGTATGGTCATATAACTCAGCATGATGCTCTTCTATAAAATCATCCCGAAGTGCTTGAATATACTCAGGATTGTGTTTGTTCTTTGCTATCCATTGATTTAGTAATGGTGTTAAGCTATAAAAGTGGTGAAAATCCAGTTGTTCAGTTTCGCCACAAATTTCACAAGCTGTTCCTTTTGTATACTTGGACTTTGCCTTGTCTCGGACATACTTTACATAATCTCTTTTTAACTTTGGCATTTTGGTTCCTGATTTTTCTTTAGAAGAATTATATCTAGTTTAACTTCTCTTGTCAAACACTATTTTTGCCCAGGTGTCGCTAGAAGGATATGTTTGCGGTTTGAAACGAGTATAATGCATACCGAATTGCATCTGCCATGTGCGAAGCCATATCGTGCTTCGGTTTTTCCCTTAGTAGATTAGGGTTGGGGTCCCACTGATAGGAATCTAAGCATTTCAAAGCTTCTTTACATTGCTGATCTACAAAAAGAGTATTATTATCTACTATAGCTGCGACATGTCCTATTCCATCTAAGACCGATTTTTTTGCATTAATAGTAGTAATGTCATAGTTTTGTGCAAGATCAAAGCGGGTCTGCTGTGCTGCTGAGTCAATGTAAATATAGTCTATAGCCCACCTATCTATTAATTTTTGTATTTCCTCTGCGTGCTGCTCTGTGGTTCTTTCTGCGTTGAGGTATTCATCTACCAGGTGATATTGTTCCGTATCCCAGTCGTAAGCAATAATACACATCGCAGT